ATATAAAGCAAACGAACAGGGCCGTTCAGTCGGTAGCTTCGGCTAACAGAAGCACAAAACCTGGTCGCAAAACTGTGAGACTCACTTCTTCACAGGTAGCAATAGCTAAAAAATTAGGAGTGCCACTCGAAGAATATGCAAAACAATTAAAACTCACGGAAGGAGCATAAGCATATGACAAAAGAAACAATAAATAAAACTTCTCGTGCGGCTAATACTAGGGACAAAACTGAACGACCTAAAGAGTATAAGCCACCTTCATCACTCGATGCACCTGCAGCGCCAGACGGCTTTGTACACAGATGGATAAGAGTAGAATCAATGGGCTTTCAAGATACCAAAAATTTACATGGTAGATTAAGAGCTGGATACGAATTAGTGAGAGCTGAAGAGTATGAAGATTCTGACTTTCCAATAGTACAAGACGGAAAATACGCTGGAGTAATTGGAGTAGGAGGCCTTGTCTTGGCAAGGATACCCGAAGAACTTGCGCAGCAACGTCAAGAGTATGAACGTAAACAAACTCAAGCTCAAGACGAAGCAGTAAACAACGACTTACTTAGGGATCAAGATAGAAGAATGCCGATGAGCGTCGAGCGTTCTAGCAAAAGCTTCGGTGGCGGTAAGAAATAAAATTCTATTTCTTTCTCCAACGAATAATATCAACCGAACTGGAGGCCACTCACGTGGCAGGTTCACTAAGGAGAAAAAAACATGGCAAATAGAAATGTAGCCGGAATGGGTTTTACACCTGTTAGTACGTTGGGCAATTCGCCTGCAACGTCGGGACAGTCAAAGTATAAAATCGATAATGGCAACGCGACTAACATATATCTCGGCACGCAGGTTCAAACTGCAGCTGGTTATGTGACAGTTGGTACAGCCAGTAGTAAAACTATTGGTGTATTCAACGGATGTTTCTACACTGCGGCTAACACACAAAAGCCAACGTGGAGTAACGTTTATATAGCAAGCACAGCTACTGATGGCAGTGGCGATATTGATGCGTTTGTAAATGATAACCCTTTCCAGAACTATGAAATTGCAACTGACGACACAGTAGCACAAGCTGGATTTATGGAAACTTACGACAGTAATGCTGTTGCAGGAAGTACAGTTACGGGAAGATCATCTCAAACATTAGATATCGGAACTACATCAGCAACAAGTAAGCAATGGAGACTAATACGAGTAGCAGAAGACCCTGAGAATGAAGACATTACAGCGGCTTATGCAAAAGTAATAGTAGTACAAAACCTTTGCGAATTTGTAACACCAAGTTAATCAACAAATAGGAGAATAAAAACATGGCAATATCAAGAGCACAACTCGTTAAAGAGTTAGAGCCAGGTCTAAATGCACTATTTGGCTTGGAATACAAAAGATATGAAAATCAGCACGCTGAGATTTATACAAAAGAATCATCTGACAGAGCTTTCGAAGAGGAAGTAATGTTATCTGGTTTTGCAAACGCAGAAGTCAAAGCAGAAGGTTCAGGTGTTAATTACGATGAAGCACAAGAAACTTACACTGCTAGATACACAATGGAAACGATTGCGCTAGCTTTCGCTATCACTGAAGAAGCAATAGAGGATAACCTTTATGATAGACTTTCTTCTAGATACACAAAAGCACTAGCAAGATCTATGTCCAACGCTAAAGAAGTAAAAGGTGCAGCACCATTAAATAATGGTTTTACTACTTTCACATCTGGAGACCAAGTAGCACTGTTTAGTACAGCGCATACTACAGTTTCAGGTACGAATGTAGCTAACACTTTTGCTACTCAAGCTGACTTAAACGAAACTTCATTAGAGCAAGCGCTAATCGACGTAGCTGCTTTCACTGATGAAAGAGGTTTAAGAATAGCTGCTAAAGCGGTTAAGATGATCATTCCATCAGCTAACCAGTTCAACGCTGAAAGACTTATGAAGTCTCAAGGTAGAACTCAAACTGCTGATAATGATATCAATGCAATCAACTCAATGGGAATGGTTCCTCAAGGTTATAGAGTGAACAACTTCCTAACTGACGCTGATTCTTGGTACTTAATCACAGACGTTCCAAATGGTATGAAGATGTTCTCAAGAACTCCGTTGACTACGTCAATGGAAGGGGACTTTGACACTGGAAACGTTAGATACAAAGCTAGAGAAAGATACGCGTTTGGTGTATCCGACTATAGAGGTATCTTCGGTTGTAGTGGTGCATAATTAGTAATTTTTGTGGCGGAACACAATTCCGCCACATTTAAACAGTAGAAAGAAAAACTTATGAAAAAAACTCTAATCAATATCTGGGCTTACAATCACCATGCTAAATTTAATATTGAACATGATGAAGATACAGCTAAAAATGTTGAAAAGGTTATACTTGACAAACTAGGAGAAAAGAGTATAGTTTGGGAATATCTCGGAGATAGTTACCATTCGGGATTAAATAGAATAACTTATGAAGAGGTTATCAATGATACAAGACCTATACAAAGCAAAAAGGTCCTTGGAGTTGAAGTGGGAACAGGAGCATCTGGATAATAACAGATATACTCTTGACATGGTCAAGATCGACGATTTAATTAAAAGAGTCGTTACTGACATAAAGCTTGAAGAAGCTAGGATTTCTCACTTACAAAACAGCATAGAAGCTGCTGCTCCACAAGTTTCTGTAGCTACTTAATTAACAAGCTACATTGCGTAAATCGCATTTTTACTGTGGGATTTCTTGCACTCTACTCAAATCTAGTATACTATTTCATTACTATACATAAACTAATTTTCTGCATGGGCGCAGTATAGTCGACGGCCTAGAGACTATGCGGAATTAACTAGGAGAATATATCATGGCAACAACTCTATTTAGAGGACCCGTACTTCAAGGGAAAATTAATGAAGCAGGTTTAACTGGATTTAATATTGAAAAAAAAGAATCTAGCTATACTGTAGTAAATGGTGATTCAGGAAAAACACTTACATCAAAAACTGATGGTGTTATTTTTACTTTACCAGCAATCTCAATTGGAAGAATAGTAACTTTTGTTAATACTGCACAAGATGGCGTTAACACTTTTACAATTAGTCCTGCCGCAGCAGATGGTGTTTTGTATGCTGGATCTTTGACAGACGCTAAAGATCTTATTAATACACAAGCTACATCTAAAGTAGGTGATTTTGTTACTCTTGCATCTTTGAACTCAACTGACTTTTGGACAGTAGTAGACGCTCAAGGTGTTTGGGCAAAAGAAGTATAATAAATAATTAAGGGGCCCTTCGGGGCCTCTACAAAATTTAAGGAGAAAATTATGGGAATAGTATCAAAAGTTAAACAATCAATAATACTAACAGCAGATGGACAAATTCAATCCCTTGTTGCTGGCTCAGCAGCTGATATTACTAAATGTAATATTATGAGTATCTATGCACAATCTTCAGCAGCAGATGCTGAAATAAAAATATATAATGAAATTGGAGATGCTAAAACAGCGTCTGCATTAATTTACCACGGTAAATTTGCAGCAGGAGCCAATGAAACTGTTGAATTTAATTTACCAGGTGCTGGTATTTATGCTGATACTGGAATGTATGCTGATTTAACTAATTGTGATTTTTTTTATATTATAGGAACATTTTAAAGGAGTATTAAATGTCTAATACAACTTCAGGTGCTTATCAATTTGATCAAGACTTTTCGATTGATGAAATTATTGCTGACGCTTATGAGCGTATAGGTTTAGTAGGTACTTCTGGACATCAATTAAAAACAGCTAGAAGATCTTTAAATATTTTATTTCAAGAATGGGGTAATAGAGGTTTACACTTTTGGGAAATTGGTAATACAAATGTTACATTAACTCAAGGGTCTACTACTAATGTTGATGCAACTGACGAAGGTGCTGGAACATATACTTTCTACAGAAACTCAGTTGATAGTGCCGCAGCAGCAGCTGCTTCACCTCAAGCAACAACTTTACCTACAGCAAATATCTATGGTATTACAGATCTTTTAAATGTTACTTATAGACAAAATTATAATACTACTTCTCAATCAGATGTTGGATTAACTAAAGTAGACAGATCCGCATATTCAGGTACAGCTAACAAAGCTGCAGTTGGAACCCCTTCTCAGTTTTGGGTACAAAGATTTATAGATAGAGTTACAGTTACACTTTATCC